GCACTCAGGATATAAACACGCAAATTGTAAAGACCGAGAAACAAATAGAAGAGATTCAGGGTCGATTAAACGAACACCAAACTAATGTTATTCGTTTGGCTAATAAACGAGAAACCTTAAAGAGTCTGAATACTAGTCACGCAAATCTTGAATTAAATAATGCCAAGACATACTCTCAAGAGGAGATTGCCAAGTTTGAGAGTAAACTTGTAGAATTAGAGAATAAAGAAGTTGATCTGATTGATAAAAAATATAAAGTCCTAAAAACTCTTAAATGCTACGACCAACTTATAAATTTATTTAAAGATAGTGGCATTAAATCAAAAATTATTAAGTATTATATTCCTTTAATCAATAAACATGTAAACAAGTACTTGACAAGCATGGATTTCTATGCTATATTTAATCTGGACGAAGAGTTCAAGGAAATCATCAAGAGTCGCCACCGAGACATATTCACGTATGAATCATTTAGTGAAGGCGAAAAAATGCGTATAGATTTAGCACTGCTTCTTACTTGGCGAGAAATTGCTCGATTAAAGAATAGTGTTTCCACAAACCTTTTGATTCTAGATGAAGTTTTTGATTCTAGTTTAGATGGTACTGGAACTGATGAGTTTATGAAATTGATATCTTCGTTTGGGTCTAAGGTTAATGTATTTGTCATCAGTCATAAAACTGATCAATTACTAGATAGATTCGGTTCAATAATTCAATTCGAAAAGAAACGAAACTTCAGCAGATTAGTATGAAACGAAAACAAACAAAACACAAACGTATCAAGCGTGGCGATTCTGTAGATTCTTTGCTTATCAAGAACGAACCTTCTTGGGAGGATGTGGCTACTCTAACTCCAGAGCAAATTGATGCCAGAATTCTTAAGGCAACCAGTTGGTATAGTTACAGTTGCAAAAATGAAGTGTATAAGCCTTGGGTGATTGATTGGATGCAGAGAAACAAATATTCCAAGTCAGATGTTCGTGATGCTGTTAAAGTATCAGACACGCACCCATCCATAATGAGTATAGGTAAATACTGCAGAATCATGAATCTTGGTGGAAAGTTTGTTGATAAAGTTTTAGATAATATTAAATCAGAAGTAGAACATATCATTAAACTTGGTCAGGTAGTTAAACCAAAGGTAGTAAAAGAACAAGTATCCATTCAAGATCATATTCGAAAGAAGACGGAAGGTTACTTGTGTAATATGAATGAAAGAATTGATGAATTGTTTCTTGCCGTCGGTGAAGACGAAACCGCTAAATTTGACCATGAAGGTTGGTTGGAAGTAGAAGAGATAAATCATATTCACTGGAAAAAGATGTCCAAAATACTTGATCCGTTTATTGCCGAATTAAAAGCAGCACACACAGGAAAAGATCAAGAGTTAAAAGAAGCCTATGAATATCTTGGTAAGAAAAAGATTAAAGTTATGATAAATACACTAGAGGCTTTCAAAGAGATACTTGATGACTAATTTCAAAGGAATATTCAAAGTTAGTGGAATCGATGGACAATGCATACAATATGCCCAAGGAGATATTGTATACAAAAAGGGAGAAGCGTATATTGCTGAACGTACTCCTGATCTTTGTAAGTCTCCAGAACATACATCTTCAGGATGGCAACCCTTAGTTTCTGAACGAACAGGAACCACAGTAACATTCTTTAGTTCTATTACTCCACCAAGTCGAGTTACTCTGGGAGATGAATGGTGGGATCCTAGTACTGCTAAATTGTACAAATATATAATTGATGCAAATAGTGAACAATGGGTACAAATTTATTGACTTTTGTTTTTTACGTGATATAATTACATTATGCTTCTTATTGACAATAATCAAATAATTTTAGCAAACATATTTCAAGCTGCTAAAGACACAGAGAATTTTAACGAAGATTATATTCGTCATACTGTACTTAATTCGTATCGTAAATATCGAATGATGTTTCGTGAATACGGCGAGTTAGTTGTGTGTAACGACAGTTCTCATTATTGGAGAAAACAATGGTTTCCCCATTACAAGCAGAATCGTAAGAAGACACAAGAAGCAGCAGCAGACCAATGGAAAGAAGTGTATTCTATTCTAGACGTTATTCGAGATGAAATTAAAGAAATCTTTCCATACCCTAATATTCGTATTCAGGGAGCAGAAGCAGACGACATTATTTTTGCCTTAACCAAACGGTTTGCTCAACAAGAAAAGATTATGATCTTGTCTAACGATAAAGACTTTCAACAACTTCAGATTTTTCCTAATGTAAAGCAATACAGCACAAACAAAAAAGAACTTATGGAGTGTGCTGATCCTCGTGGATATTTGCTAGAACATATTATCAAAGGTGATTCTTCTGACGGTGTTCCTAATATGCTGTCTGATGACGATACCTTTATGACTGACGGAAAACGTCAAACCGTAATGACAGCCAAAAGATTAGAGGCACTAAAGAAACAATCAGAAGAATCTTCTTTTTGCGAATTACCCAACTATATAAGGAATAAGACCATGATTGACTTGTCGTGTATTCCAAAAGCATTAGAAGAGAGTATTTTAGATTCATACCAAGAACAACAAGGAAAAGGTCGAGAAAAATTGTTTAATTATTTTATTGATCACAAGTTAAAGGAGCTCCTTCCAAGTATTGAGGAATTTTGAATGGCAAACGAACAAGAACCAGAATCGGAGTATGAACAATTCAAACGCTTACAGAAGGAACGAAAGAAAGCGAAGAAAACTAAACATCGTCCAGACGCAAGAAAGTGGCTGAATGATTTACGACATGGACACAATAGTGATGATGAAGATTACCAAAGTTTTGAAAGATTTAACAAGTAAAGGATGACTATATTATGACAAGTACAACAACCAGTATCTCTAAGCAGACGTTTAACATTTTAAAGAATTTCAGCAGTATTAACTCTAACTTGTTTGTGAAGGCGGGAAACAAAATTTCCACCATTTCACCAAGCAAGAATGTAATGGCAGAAGCCATCGTAGAAGAAACATTTGATTCCGAGTTTGGTCTCTGGGATCTGAACAAGTTTCTTGGTATTGTTTCTCTTCTTGAAGATCCTGAGTTTATGTTTGACGAGAAGTGTGTGGTAGTAACAGGTGTTAATGGTTCCTCAGTAAAGTATTACTTTGCTGATCCAGCACTTCTGACGTATCCAACCAAGCAAGTGAAGACTCCAGCCGTCGCTATTACTTTTGACCTGATGGCAGATCAGTTTCGTGAACTTCAACGATCAGGTGCTGCTCTTCAACTTTCCGATCTCTGCATTATTTCTAAGGGCAGTGAAGTATTAGCAGTAGTTAAGGATCTGAAGGATCCTACCACTAATGTGTTTACTCTGCCAGTAGGCAGCAATCCAGAAGAAGCAACATTCTCGTTCAACTTTAAGTTGGATAACCTGAAGTTGTTTGAAGGTGACTATAGCGTGGAAATTAGCAAGACTGTGATCTCGCAATTCACGCATAAGAACCTGGATCTGAAGTATTGGATTGCCATGGAAAACACCAGCACATACAGCGAATAATCCATGATAATAACCGCAAATAATGCGATTGGTTTGTTGGTCGAGAAGTATAGACCACAAACCATTCAGGACTGTGTACTTCCTGCAAATATCAAAAAGATTTTTCAGGATATAGTAAACTCAAAGGATTGTCCTAATCTTATGCTATCGGGCAAGCCAGGTCTAGGTAAAACTAGCGTGGCTAAAGCCCTTTGCAATGAACTAGGAGCAGACTTTATTATTATCAATTGTTCTGAAGACGGAAATATCGATACTCTGCGAACAAAGATTCGTCAGTTTGCAAGTACGGTATCTCTGTCAGAAGACGCAAATCAGAAGATTGTTATTCTGGATGAGTTTGATTATTCTAATGTGAATAGTATTCAGCCTGCCCTTCGTGGAGCCATTGAAGAGTTTTCTAAGACTTGTCGGTTTATTATTACATGTAACTACAAGAATCGTATCATCGAGCCTATTCATTCTCGTTGTACAGGTATTGACTTTAACTTTGCACACAAAGACCGACCAGAACTAGCCAAGCAGTTCCTAGAACGATGTCAGGGTATTCTGGAAGCAGAAGAGATTACCTACGATGTAAAGATTCTGTCTAAAGTCATTGTAAAATTCTTTCCAGATTTTCGTCGTGTTCTGAACGAACTTCAACGATACTCTGCGGCAGGAACCATCGATGTAGGTATTCTGAGCACAGCAGGAGAACTGGATGTCAAGCAACTGATGGGGTTTATGAAAGAGAAGAACTTTAATGAGGTCAGAAAATGGGTGGCAAACAACACCAACCATGTTCCACAGGATCTGTTCAGGAAGGTCTACGATAGCCTATACGACTTCCTAGAGCCTTCCACCATACCACAGGCGGTTTTGATCATTGCAGAGTATCAATACAAGGCTAGTTTTGTGAGTGATCAGGAGATCAATATGTGTGCTTTTATGGTGGAAGTCATGATGACTTGTGGGTTTAAGAAGTAATGGATCCATTCGTTTTCCTTAATTCTATAAACCAATCCAAGGTTCCCTTGATGGACGAAGATCATCTATGCGAAAAAGAGTATGTTCCATACATGACTAATCGTGGATTATCCTACTTCTCAGACACCATCTTCTATGCAAACACCATGAATCGTCACGGTAATGTAGACAAGAAGCTTCAGTTTGATTATCTTCGTATTTCGGTTCGTCCACGAAAGCGGTTTAGTAAGTGGCTGAAGCCTGAACAAGATGATCGTATTGATGCCTTGAAAGCATTGTATGGGTATTCCAATACCAGAGCCAGAGAAGTAGTAGATTTGCTGTCTGAGGACGACTGGAAACAAATTCGCAGCATTTTAGATCAAGGTGGAGCCAAACTTTAATTTATATAAATACTTATGTTATTGTATGAATTAATTTAACATAAAGCGAATTTGATATGGAAACTGATGATAATGATATATTTGATGGGCTAGGTGTAGAAATCACACTCAAAAGCAAAGACGATTTTCTTAAGGTTCGAGAAACTCTAACTCGCATGGGAGTCTCGTCTAAAAAGGAAAAGAAATTATTTCAAAGTTGCCATATTCTCCATAAGCGTGGCAGATACGCTATTATGCACTTTAAAGAATTATTGGATTTGGATGGTCTGGAAACAGACATATCAGATTCAGATATTGGTCGTAGAAATGTTATAGTTAAACTTTTAGTGGAATGGGGTTTAGTAATAGCAGTAGATCCTGAGGAATACAAAGAACCTCAACTTTCTCTTGCTCAATTAAAAATCATTCCACACAAAGAAAAGAAAGATTGGGTTCTGGTTCCGAAATACCATATAGGAAATTCTTAATTATGCAAACTGAAGTGATTAGTTTTTATAGTGATTTAGATGGATCGACATATTATAGTGATCATGCAAAACGATTAAAGAATCAATTAGACCGCTTGGGTCTACGATCAGATATTCGTGAAAAGAAATCATTAGGATCTTACCAAAAGAATTGTTTAAGTAAACCACAATTCATCTATTATATGTTAGTACAAAAACAACAACCAATTTTGTGGTTGGATGTAGATTCTGACGTAAGACAATCATTAAATGTATTTGATTTGTTTCAAGACAATACTGATCTTGCGTTTTCTTGTTCTTTACCTAAATTATATGCAGCAAAAGCATCGCCAATATATTTGGCGTTTAACAGTAAAGTATTAGAGTTTCTACAACACTGGATACATGTTGCTAGAAATTTTGAAGAAACTGGTAAATGGTTTGATCATGAAGCCCTATTAGGAATCATTAATAAGTTCTATACTCAAGAAGGATTTAGAATGAAGTTTGTCGGTCCTGAATATTGCGTTTGGCCTGGAGAAGAAGCAGCTAATTCTGTTATTGTTATGGGATTAGCCGATGTGGAATCTAAAAAACAATCTTTGCGTGAATTAGGTATTAATGAGGAAGCGATTGCATGGCAGAGCCCAGGAACAAAGTAAGAGGAATTGGTTTACCATTTGACCCACAATATTCCTCTTGCTCTAATATAAAACCAAAAGATTTTGATTGGGTTACTACAGCAGGCGATTGGGTTGTGCATATAGACGAATGTCTATTAATGCAACCAGATAGTACTCCAAAAGAAAAACGTTTTGGGTGGGTATGCGAATCCAAGTATATCGTTCCTAATGTATATACATTTTTGACCCATAAACATAAAGAGATGTTTGAAGAATATTATACTAACATATTCACCTGTGATCAAGAATTATTAAACCTAGATGAACGATTTGTTTATTGCCCTAACGGAAGTAATTATCCTTGGGTGCCTAAAGAGAAATGGGAAGTATATAATAAAACTAAATTATGTTCAATGTTTTGTTCTCCTAAATTAATGACAGAAGGACATGTTCACAGGCATCAAATAGCAAGACTGGCACTGGATGCTAACATTAGTGTGTTTGGTGGAGTTCACGGAACCCAAAGAACAGTAACGGATCCTCGTAATCCATGGAATACTAAAATTGATGGTTTAAAAGACTATATGTTTAGTATTATTATGGAGAATGGAGTGTACGATTCGTACTGGACTGAAAAGGTCACAGATTGTTTTGCTACAGGAACTGTACCAATTTACTGGGGATCCAAGAAATTACTTGACTTCTTTGAATCTGATGGTATAATTATGTTGGAATCTGGGAAAGAACAAGAAATCATGGAATCATTAACCCCAGAACTTTACGAAAAAATGAAACCAAGTGTCGAGAATAATTTCCTTAAAGTTAAAGGGATGCAAATGGCAGATGATGTTTTGTTTGAAAGAATCCAATGTTCACACTAGAAACTAGAGTAATAAGTAGAATTAAATCACCACGAAGACCTACAATACAGGAACATCTTGAATCCAAAGATGTTTCTTTTTTGTTTTTTGATGCAGCAGATAAATTTAGCATTACAAGAAACGATTTAACATTTAATTATAAATGGCATAATATTTCTGTTAATACGGATAATAATTATGGAGATTCTTTTAATGGTAGAAAATGGGTAAATATTGGAGAGATTGGTTGTTTATATAGTCACTATTCTTTGTGGAAAGAATTGGTAGAAAGCGAATATGACGCTACTTTGATTCTAGAAGATGATGCTAAATTGTTATTCACTGGAGAGCAATTAACAGAATTTACAAAAACTCAAAATCTTGATGGAATAGATTTGATATTTTGTCAAAGAAATTCACCAAACTTTGTTACGGGTAAACGAGCATTTGAACACCTAACTAATAAAATCGAAATATTGGCTACTACACAAGCATCTTTTTGGGAAATTTGTGAAGGAACCGCTGGTTATATCCTAACCAAAGCAGGAGCCAAGAAATTAATAACACCAATCGAGAAATTTGGTTTTTTATTTCCAGCGGATAATCATATTCTTAGGTGTGTACAAAAACCACCAATTGGTGTTTCTATTTTTGGAGGAATGAATGCATTTCTAACCACAAAGGAACTACAAATAGAATTAAGTGAATATGCTAAGACAAGCGAAATTCACGATAAAAAAGAAGAAACTATAACCATGGTTGGTAATATAAAATTTAAAGACTGATTTGTTGTATAGATAATAAGAGTGATTTTTTAATAGAAGGTATATTATGAAAAGAATTTTACTTACAGGTGGTGCAGGATTTATTGGACATCATGTTATTGAACATTTTCTAGAACATACGGATTGTGAAATCGTTGTATTAGATC